TGACGTGCCTAACTCTTAGTTTAGCTTTAGACATTAATTATTGCTTGAGGCTTATTGCTTTTCTTTGATTTTCTTTTGATTGCCTTATTTTGGGGCAATTTTATGGTTACGGATTTGGATCTTTAAGATCTTCTTAATCCTGTTCTTAGGGATTTTGGTTTTGGCATTTGTATTGTATAGATGTTGTTTTTCTATCAGCTAAAAGATTTTTAATATCTTTGGGCACATCTACTGGGGTGCCGTAAAATTAAAATTTCACGAGTTTAGTGTCGCCTAGTGTTTTTTATACTTGCATTTAGGGTAACTTGGCTTGCGCTTAAAATGAACTACTAGTTAGTTTCATCCTGAACTCTGCCTTTTTATCCTTGATCTATTTTTCCATATCGTGGAACTGATCTAATAGTGCTTGCCACTCTTTGATTTCTTAATTTTTCTGGTCTATGTAATCCTAATCGCCCATTTCATATAATAGTTTGTCTCTGACTTACAACTATATATACTTGTCTTCTTTTAATATTTTTTTTTTATCATGTCTGATACGTGTGTATTAATAACCTGCCAGTTACAAATATCTAAATACATGTAGTTTTAATTACCTGACAGATTGTTGAAATAAGTAGATATTACTTATACGAACACTTCAATATCTTCAGACGGTTTCACTTGTTTAGACGCTTCATATATGCCTTCAGTAATGTGCTGAACTAAACCTTTCATAGTGTCTGCTAGCTCTATATATTCTTTCACAGGCATGTCGACAAATCTTCTTATCTAATTAATGTATCCATCTGGCGACGTAGTAGTGATGTCTTATTTACATTTGTCCATACAATTTCTCAAACACTATTTGAGAACATTATTGATCTTGGTGTTTGCTGGGTCGAATTGTCTGAATTTTTTCATCTCTTTATAGAAGTAAGACTCTTAATCAAAAAACTCTGTCGCTGAGCAGAGGACTGCCACTTTGTGCTCGTCAGGCGTTATGGGTGATTGCATTGACATGTAATTAGATTTTTATATAGTATTTACAGATAATCTAGACAAACATTTCAATGTGTCCGACAAGTATATCGATTTGGACAATACTTCTGAATAATTGTGGTTGACTTAAAACTCCACTGTAAACGGCGATTCTCTCAGCCATATTCGAGTTGTTTCATCAAATCTGCAAAATTATTCTCTCTCCATTATTAATATAGCGTCATCACCGGCACATCCAAACCAAAATTGTGTGTTAGACAATCGTTACAGAGTTTTTATTAAATTAATATTTCTCTCTGTATTGAACTTACTGGTGTAGGGACCATCTCCTGAGAAGGTCGTGTCGTTGGTCTATATAGACAATATCTTCCCGAATTCGAAAGGCAGTCTCCGTTAAAGGTCTAAATCACTATATTGAGGGTCTAGGATTTTCTGATCTCTGGGATTTATTTTTATATTCAATCTTCTGTTGGAATTTTTGCTGTAATTATACATTGTTTACTACAACCATTACACTTCAGGAGAGTAATCGATATTGTCTTGCACAATTTGTATTAGTCTACTATCTATGACTGCTTTGTAATCAGCCGGAGTACTGGCATCATACTTGCTATAATCGAGTGTAACAACTATTGGGTCTTTGCACAGCATGTAATTGTCATGAGTTACATTCAATAACTCTGAAGGTGTTAAAGACATTATCGAGTTTTCTTGTGACACTACTTCATTAATTATATAGTTGAATAAAACTGGTACTGCAACAGCTTTATCATCCATTGATGATATTAACCTCATTGGTTTTTCAATATCAGATTAAGCTTCTAGTAACTTAAGTTAAGCATTGAGTTCAAACTAGGCTATGGGCTTAGACAATGGATTGTTCAATCTTCTGAACGATTTCATATACTGTTTTCTTTTGAACATATTGGGTTACCTAGATATAATATGCTCGACCATGCTTATGTCTAAATAAAATCTCTTAATGTCTCTTGACTTGAGCGTTTTCTCAAATGTTTGGTGTAGTAAATTGAGGAAAGCATGGTATTGAGGGTTATGCATGGATACAGTATTTAGTAATTAGATTTTACTAAATTACCTACTAATAGTTGACTTTACTAGCTCTACATATGTAGGCTCTTTATAATTAATCTCTTATGTAGATTTTAACACTCCTGTTTATACTACATTTTGTTTCTTTTATAAAACAGAGTCTACCATCTCTAATTTGTCTAATGTATCCTGCAGCAAAGATATCGTGTGTGTTCTTGATGTGTGAATTCTTACGGGTGGACTTAAGCCATAATAGTCGTGTACTTCTAGTACTGAATGTTGGGAAACTATTTTTATTTACTCCATAAGTGAACCGAATATCCTTATTCTATTCTGCATGACTTTGCTTGCTTTTAAATCTATAGTAGCTAGCTTAAATATGAGATGTTTTTACTCATCTTATTTGATATAAAGGACACCTGTAATAGATATTGATCTTTACCACTAATTGAAGAAACACGGTCTACAATAGTGTTACTCTTGAC